CACGGCGTAGCCCGTCGGCAAAAAGGGGCCGACGCCCGCCAGTCCGGGATTCGCAACCAGGGCCGCTTCGGTCACCCCGGCGGTGCGCCCCAGGGCGCGCAGGCACAGGGCATCCAGGGTTTCGCCTTGCAGGGCCCGGACAATCACAGCAACTCGACCGTGGCACGCGGACGGCCGAGCAGGTCGCGGATCGCATACCGAGCGAGGCGGCGGTAGTCGTCCGCCGTGGACTCCACGATGTCGGCGCGCCGCTGCCCGGCGCCGGTGGTGTCGATATCCCGGTAACGCTCGGCCAGTTCCGCCTGGGCGGTCGCGTACACCGCGCGGCGGTACAACAGCACCAGGCGGGATTCGCCAGCGATCACCTTGCTCGGCACCTCGTTGAGGGAGGCGCGACCGAAGGCTTGTTGCTGGTGCTGCCAGGCATCGAGTTCGTCCTCGACCGAGGCGATTGCGAGGCTCAAGCATTCGACCAGGCGCTCGGTGGTGACGGTACCGTCGATGCGCATCACCGCGCGCGCATCGGTCGGATTGATGGCCGGAAACCAATCGCCGGAGGTGATGGGGGCGGGCGCGGGCGCAGGCGCCGCGGCAACAAAAGCGTTCATGGGCTCTCGTCAATCAAAGGTGCGGCGGTGGTCGATGGGTCAACGGGCGGGAGAGAGTCGGCCGGTGCCCACCGAGCCGCCGCGGCGCTCGGGGGCGAGCTCAGGTCGCGGGAGCCAGCTGCTTGGTCAGCTTGGCGATGTCGGCTTTTAGGCCGAGCCGCGGATTCAGTTGCAGCGCACGCTGCAGATGGTCGAGGGCTTGGGATGGGCTGACCGTGCGCAGCGCTAGGCCGATCGCTCGATGCAACTTGGCGCGCACTTCGTCGGGCATGTCACGCCCTTCCGTGAGCGCACCGACGCGCAACAGATCGTCGACGGTGACCTGGCCGCCGTCCGGGAGCCCCGCACGTTCGGCCACTTCTTCCACCACCAGCGTGGGCAGATCGCGCTGATAGTGCTCGGGCAGGCGCAGATCGTGCTTCAGGAGGTGCTCGGCCATATCCAGCGCGTGGCCGATGTCGCCGGTGTCGATGCTCCACACCATCACGGTGGCGAAGACGTCGTCCTGTACCGGCTGGTCGGCCTCCAGTACACCGCGGATCCACGCACTGTACTCAGGCAGGCGCTGTCGCTTGACGGTGATCTTCTGCTCGATCGATTTGATGTCCTTCAGGACGCGCTTGTCTTCGGTCAGCTTGGCGAGCATGAGCTCGTAGGCCGAACCGCCGGCCAGGGACGGTTCGCCGTTCTCGGCGGCACGGGCCGAGGCCCGTGCCGCAAGGATCCGCTGGCGATGCAATTGAGCGGGGGACGGCATGGCTTAGGCCGCGCCGCCCGCGCCGGCCAGCGCGATGTTCTCGATCAGGCAGCCGTGGCCGTAGTCCTCCACGACATAAGCATCGTTGGAGCTTTCGTAGTTCGTGACGCGCTTCCACTCCGGCTCTTCCTTGATGTAACGGCGACGCCCACCCTCCTGCCAGTAGATCGACAAGTTGTCATAGCTGGTGACCAGGATCGCGTTGCTCGGGAAGAACGGCACACCGGCTGCGGCCTGGTTGCCGACCCGGCGCTGCGCCAAGATCAGGTCGGTGGCGAGCACTTCGGTCGCCGGCTGGTCGCGGTTGACCAGCGGGAAGTACTTGTCGTGCAGCAGATCGCGACCGATCAGCACGACCAGATCCGAGGCATCGCGGTACCACGGATCGATTAGGCTGGCGACAGCGTCGTAGACCAGCGCGTCGAGGTTGGCGTAGTCGCCGTCCTTGCCGATCTGGATTTTGCCGGCGACTTTGCCGCTCGCCATCACACGATCCGGCGCCTGCGTGCGGTATTGCTGCAGCCAGCCGACATTGACATCCTGCAGCATCGGGTTCGTCGCGCGGTCGGTTTGCTTGGCGACATTGGTGCCGTTGAAGCCGATGGTCATGCGGTCCAGTGCCTGACGCTTAAGGATGGCGTCGCGTACGCGGGTCTGGAAATCGGGGAACTTCGCCCACGAATCGAGCTTGGCGTAGCCGAGGAAGGTGTCGTATTCGGTGTCGGCACAGCTATAGCGCTGGTCATCCAGGCCGCTGAGGTCGCGCGGCTGACGGGCGCCCTTGGTGACATCGGTGCGACCGGCGATCGGACCGGAGATCGACAGACCCAGCTTCTCGCCGACCAGCTCGGTCACCGGAGCGATATTGATCTTCGACAGGAACGCGCTGGATTCCTGCATCTTGGTTTCCAGGCGCTGCTGGACGCTGGGCTCCACGCTGAAATGCACGGCGGTGCTGTCCACCCCGTTGAGGGCGGCGATTTGCTGGGTGTACTGGTTGAAGACGAGGCGGGTGTCGTTACGCATAGGTCAAGCTCCGGAGACGGGCGCGAAGGGGAGGCGAGCGAAAAGGTCGGACCGACTAGCAGTCGGTCTGTGCGGCACCGTTGCCGCCGGTCGCCGCGGGACGCCGGGGCGTAGCCTCGGTCTGACCCAGCTGGGTGCGCAGCGTCGAGAACTCGGTCTGCGCGGTCTTGGCGTTGCGCTCCACGGTGGCCAAGCGTTCCTTCAGGGCGGAGAGCTCAGTCACCAGCACCGTGTCGCGCTCGGCGAAGGACTCGACCACCGCGGTCAGGCCATCCATCGCCGCGGCGACATCCGCCAGCTGCGCATCACTGGATCTGGCTCTAGTGGTGAGCTTGGCCAGGCGCTCCTTGATCTGAGCGAACAGCGCCAACGCCGGCGCCGGCTCGTCCTCGAATTCGATCTCGACGGCCTCGGTGGCGGCGGTGAACAGGTTGTCCGGCGATTGCTTGCGGGCAGTGAACGGGCTGATCGCTGGGTTGCCGGCCGCGAACTGCATCATGTCGGTGCCCAGACTCGCCGGGCTGTCAGTGATGCCGAGACCCACCAGGTAGGCGCGGCCCGTGTCGGCAAACTTCGGATTGACCTCAATGCTGGGGTAGATCTTCTGCTTGGCTTTCGCCATCGCGACGAGTTCGGGCGTCGGCTCGATCTGCGCGAACAAGGCCAGCTTGCCCTTGAGATCGCCCGTCGTGATCTCTTCGGCCTTTACCGCGGTGACATCGCCGTAGGCCTTGAACGGACCCTCGGGGAGCATGCCACGCAGGTGCTCCAGGAAGATACGAGCACCGTAGGTGTTGGGGCTGTAGTTTGCCGCGATGTCCAGAATCCAGCTGCGCTCCATCGTGCGGCCATCGGTGGTCGCGCCTTCGACGGCGACGCGAAAAAACTTGCTCTTGGCCATGGGGAAACCTCGGTGACGTGGACGCCGTAAAAGGCGTGTCCATCGTCGGCACGTGCGCACACAGCGGCAACTCGAGGCGGGTGTAGGAGTGGACTCATCCACCCGCGCGAACCCTGCAAACGCGAAGCGCTCGGCGACGATGCCGCCATGCTTATTCCGCCTCCCGATGTCGATCAGCGCCGCATGGCGCGTGCGCTGTATTGGCAGGGATGGCGCGTCACGGACATCGCGCAGGAGCTCGTGATTCCACGCACCACAGTAGAGGCGTGGAAGACCCGCGATCAGTGGGATGCGGCGCCGGTGATCGAACGCGTCGAGACCTGCATCGAAGCACGCCTAGTGCAGCTGGTCTGCAAAGACAAAAAGACCGGCGGTGACTTCAAAGAGATCGATCTGCTCGGCCGCCAGATCGAGCGCATGGCGCGCGTACGCCGCTACCAGGAGCCCGGCGGCAACGAAGCCGATCTGAACCCGAACGTCGAAGCACGCAACGCCGGTCCGAAGCGCAAACCTAAGCGTAACGAATTCACCGAAGACCAGGTTGATCACCTACGCAAAACGTTCCTGGGCTCCCTGTTCGAGTACCAGCACCTCTGGCATCGCGCGGCCGACGAACGCACGCGCATGATCTTGAAGAGTCGCCAGATCGGCGCGACGTGGTACTTCGCGCGCGAGGCGCTCTATGACGCCATCACCACCGGGCGCAACCAGATCTTCCTGAGTGCCTCCAAGGCGCAGGCGCATATCTTCAAGCAGTACATCCGGCAGTTCGCGATCGAAACCTGCGAGGTGGATCTCAAGGGCGACCCCATCGTCCTGTGGAATGGCGCGCACCTGTACTTCTTGGGCCAGAACGCCCGCACCGCGCAGGGCTATCACGGCAACTTCTACTACGACGAGTTCTTCTGGACCTGCAATTTCGAGGAGATCAACAAGGTCGCCTCGGGCATGGCCATGCACAAGCAGTGGCGCAAGACGTACTTCTCCACGCCCAGCGCCAAGAGCCACCCGGCTTATCCGTACTGGACCGGCGAGCGCTACAACCGCCGGCGTCCCAAAGATCAGCGCATTGAGATCGTCACCGCCCACGAGGCGCTGGTGGCGGGGCTGCGCTGCGGCGACAAGGTGTGGCGCCAGATCGTGACGATCGAGGATGCCGAGCGCGGCGGCTGCAGCCTATTCGACATAGACGAACTACGGACCGAGTACACGCCGGACGAGTTTGCCAATCTGCTGATGTGCCAGTTCATTGATGATGGCGACAGCCTGTTCACACTGCGAATGATGCAGGACTGCATGGTGGACAGCTGGGTCGATTGGTCCGACCTGCAGCCTCTGACCGCGCGGCCCTTCGGACATCACCCGGTGTGGGTCGGCTACGACCCGTCGCTCGGCAACGGTGGCGACAGCGCTGGCCTGGTCGTGGTGGCTCCACCGCGCATGCCAGGCGGGAAGTTCCGGGTACTCGAACGCCATCGGCTGAAGGGACTGGATTTTGAGGCCCAGGCGGAGTTCATTCGCACCATCACCAAGCGCTACCACGTGACCTATATCGGCATCGACTGCACCGGCATCGGCGCGGCCGTGCACCAGTTGGTGGTGCAGTTCTTCCCGCTGGCCCGGAAGTTCGTCTACTCGGTCGAGCTCAAGGCCCAAATGGTCATGAAGGCGCAGCACGTAATCGGTAAGGGCCGCCTCCAGTTTGACGCCGGCTGGACCGACTTCGCACAGTCGTTCATGGCGATCCGCAAGACCCTGACCGACAGCGGCCGGCACGTGAAATACACGGCCGGACGTTCCGAGGAAATCGGCCACGCCGATCTGGCGTGGGCCTGCATGCACACCCTGATTAATGAACCACTGGAAGGCGCCAACGGGCGCAATTCCGGTTTTGTGGAGATGTTCTGAACATGACCGAGATCAACACCGCCCCACCGCGCATGGAAGCCTTCAGCTTTGGCGATCCCATGCCGGTGCTCGATGGCCGTGATGTGCTGGAGTACATCGAAGCCTGGCGCAACGGGCGGTGGTATGAAACGCCGGTTTCCATGAGCGGACTTGCGCGATCGTTTCGATCGACGCCGCATCACTCCAGCGCGATCTATGTGAAGCGCAACATTCTGGTGTCGTGCTTCAAGCCGCACAAGCTGCTCAGCCGCGAGGCGTTTTCGCGCTGGGCGCTGGACTTCATGGTGTTCGGCAATGGCTACCTGGAGCGGCGTAAGAGCCGCCTGCGCACCACCATGGAGCTGCAGCCTGCGCTGGCGAAGTACATGCGGCGTGGCGCCGATGACATGGACGTGTATTTCCAGGTAACCGGATGGAAGGCGGAACATGAGTTCGCCAAGGGGGCCATCTTCCACTTGATGGAGCCGGATATTCACCAGGAGGTCTATGGCGTGCCCGAGTACCTGTCAGCGCTACAGAGCGCATGGCTGAATGAAGCAGGCACGCTGTTCCGGCGCAAGTACTATCTCAACGGGTCACACGCCGGGTATATCCTCTATGTCACCGATGCGCTGGCCGACGAAGAGCAAGTGAATGGTATCCGCGACGCGCTGAAGAACAGCAAGGGACCGGGCAACTTCCGCAACCTCTTCATCTATGCGCCGAACGGAAAGAAGGATGGCCTGCAGCTGATGCCGATCAGCGAGGTGGCGGCCAAGGATGAATTCTTCAGCATCAAGAACGTTACGCGTGACGATGTCCTGGCTGCACATCGCGTGCCACCGCAATTACTTGGCTTAGTGCCTACCGGCACCACCGGATTTGGCTCAGTGGTGCCCGCGGCGCAGGTATTCGCCATCAACGAACTACTGCCGCTGATGGCGCGTTTCCGCCAGATCAATGACTGGCTTGGCGACGAGGTCGTAGCGTTCAACGACTATGCAGTGCATCAGTAGCGGATGAGCTATCTGTTGAGAAATCCTGTAGCGCTG